ATGGCAAGCAGTTACTAATAGACAACGGCGTATCCACGGCCGAGCTAACAGGCTTTGTAGTAGCGGCATCGACACAGGAAGCTTACCGAGGCTACCTGCTAAACGTGGCTCGCTCATACGCTGATGATACGGCCGTCTCAATCCGTCGCGTGCTTGATCATGCGGCATCTCATGGTTGGGCACAATCTGAGCTAGAGGAGAAACTGCGTGGCATTATGAAGACCGACGAATGGCGAGTGCAGCGAATGGCTCGCACTGAAATATCACGAGCTGATGCATTGTCGAGTGTTGAGGCGATGAAGCAAGTGCAAAGCCAAACAGGAACGCTGATCGAGAAAGCAATGGAGAGTGAGACTGGCAAACCGTGTGAGTTTTGTGCAACACTAATCGATAAATGGGTGGCAGTTGACGAGCCAATCCTAAGCCTGAATGAAGCAATCATTGGCAGGGACGGCGGCATATTCATCAACAACTTTGCGCAGAATGACGGCTATGACGTACATCCGAACGGGCATTGCCACCCGAAATACCGCGTCGTCAAGGCGTATCTCAATGCTGAGCGGCGAATTATCGATGACGAGATGGCTGATCTGGATTTGCGATGCGAGGAGTGCGGCCGCTATCTGAACATCAAGGGCGTTACGCAGATGATCGCACAGGTGCGTTGTAGTAACGCGAAGTGTAAACATGTCAACAATATCAAGATTGTGAACGCCACTTCGACAGACAACCAGGTGCGTTATGAGTTCGATAAATCGTAATCTGTAGTCTTAGAAATAAGACGAGAGCAAAACGCTCAGATTGGACGGGCAAGCAGGAGTCGAAAGCAAACTTTAACAAGGAAATAAAGCATGAAGTTCTGGAAGTGGAGCAATTCCGTTTCATCGAATAATCAAGAGCTTATACTTGACGGGCCTATCGCGAGCGATACCTGGTGGGGAGACGAAGTCACACCTGACCTCTTTCGCGAAGAACTCAAGCAGCATGCGGGCGATTTGACAGTTGTCATTAACAGCCCCGGTGGCGATGTGTTCGCGGGCTTGGCGATTTATAACGCACTTGTGAATCATAACGGAAATGTCACTGTCAGGGTTGATGGTTTAGCGGCGTCGATTGCATCAGTAATTGCGATGGCAGGCGACAAGATTATCATGTCGCCAGGCTCAATGATCATGATTCACCGTCCGTCCGTTTATGCGGCTGGTACGGTGGACGACATGGAGAAAGCCAAAGACGTTCTGATGAAAATCGAGGAGGGCATCACGCCTATCTACGCCAAGCGAACGGGGCTGAGCGATGAAAAGATCACTGAGCTGCTGGAAGCGGAAACGTGGATGCTTGCCGATAAGGCTGTCGAGCTTGGTTTTGCCGATGAGGTGTCCGAGGCACCAGAGAAGCAAAAGCAAGATGAGAGTGTACAGAATGTGATGGGTATGAACTTTGCATTCAGTATGTCGGCAGTCAAGCAGGCAGATGCCAAGCCAATGCAGAGCCTGGTTGAACAGATCAAGGCGAAAGCAGAGGCTGAAGCAGTTAAGGCGGCGGAGCCGACCGAAGACGCGACTGAACCTGAGACGAAGACTGACGAACCAGCGGCACCGGAAGCCGCGCCAGAGGCTGAGCCTACTGACGAAGCTGAGCAATCAGAGCCGGAAGAATTAACTGATAACAATCCTAAGGAGGATACGGAAATGGATCCGAAAGACATTGCAAAGATGCAAATTAAAGAACCAGCTGATCCAGCAGCTGTCGACAAAGGTACTGTCGTAAACTACCTGGACACACCAAAGGCGTTAGAAGATTTTGCTGACGTGTTGGTAGCACAAGCAGGTGCTGGTGCGGCAGCCGTTCGCGAAGCGTGGATGGACAAGCTTGAGGCTAACGGTGTACAGATGGCTGTCACTGGTGCCGACAAACTATTCCCAGCACCAGTTGTTGAGGCAGTTGAGAGTGCGTTCAAGGCGGGCGGCCCGATTTGGAATCTGGTCGACAAGACTGGACTGGATGCCTACAACACCGCTTGGGATACCAATACTGACGGTGCGTTGGGACACCAGGCAGGCAAAGACAAGAAAGAGGCTACGATTGCTATCGAGAACCGCGTGCTCGAAGGTCAGTACATCTACAAGTACCTCACCCTGGACAAAGAGACTATCCGCAAGAACAAGAGCACTGGCTCACTGTTGCGTTACGTATTGCAAGAGTTGCCAAAGCGGATTATCGCAAGTATCGAGCGTGCGATCGTTATCGGTGACGGCTTAGCAGACGCTAGCGATGACAAGATCAAGTCGTTTGTGTCTGTCAAAGCTGACGCCAAGGCTGGCAACGTGTTTGCTAAAACCTATACGCCAAAATCAGGGGAAAGTCGCCGTACTGCTATCTTGAATGCACGCGACCTAATCGAGGCTGAGGGCGACGTTTATATCATCGCAAAGCGTGGATATCTCACTGCCCTGAAAGATGAGCGAGGTACTGACAAGCATATGCTGTACACTCCAGGCGTTAACATCTTGGAAGACTTGGAGCTTGCTGGCAAGTTTACGCCACAGTGGTTCAACGACACCAACGACGCCGAGAACGATGCATACTTGGTTGTATTTGACAAATACAAGGTGGTTGGTGATCAGTCAATTGAGAGCTACACCAACTTTGCGTTGAAGCAAAATAAGCACGAATACTTGCAGGAAATCTTCGCAGGTGGTGGCTTGAGCGGCATCGCAGCAGCAGTGGCTATTAAACACGTAGCCTAACAGAGAGGGGCGTAAGAAATGACAGCATTGGTAACTAAAGAAGATATCGAGGGCGTACTTTTACGCCCCCTTTCTGATACCGAGAATAAGTACTTTGAGCAGTTATTACAGCAGGTGACGGAGACATTGGAGGCGTTGCTAGATGTCAAAATGCAGGGCGAGGCAAATACGCCACGTCAGTATGAGACAACTTGCGGTTCGCGTTTCCTGGTCGTCGATCCGTTCACTAGTCTATTGCCAGAGGTGACGACAGAAAGTGGCAGGCCGCTGGTGGTCAAGTCAGTGAGTCAAGGTGACGAACTGAACGCCAGCTGGTTCAATATCATCGAGATGGTTGATCCACTATCCGCTGATTACTGCATCGTCAAAGCAGCGTGGGGATATGGAACGCTGTTGCCATACAGCTTGAGAATCCTCATTGCAAGGTTATTTGACACGCTGTCAATAGCTAATCAAGGTAGCTTTTATAATAACGTAAAATCTGAAACAGTGTTGAGCCATTCAGTGACGTATGACAACACCAAGCAAGCTATCGACCAGTTCGCTGAGGCGAACGTTGATCTACTGGCAAAGTTCGTAAAGCCAATCAGCAATTGCGTGGTGTCTGGCTACACTGATACGCCACTGAGCCAGCGTGGGGTTCATCGTCATGATATTCCGCGATAACATCACGCTGACTACACCTGTCAACGGCACATATCGCCAAACTGGCGGAGAGCGGCACGACGTGAAGTGTGTTGTCGAGCAGACAAGTGGCTTGACTCGTGGCGGTAGCTACGACGCTATGACGGGTGATGCTAGAGCATATCTGGACGGACGGGACAGCTGGCTTTCATCAACTGGCTACTCGATCGAGGGGTATTTTGCCGAAGTGACGCTGTTTGGCGTTAAGCGGGTGTACCGCGTCGCCAACGTAGCAGTTGGTAGAGCGGTTATTACCAGTGGTACAGTGCAGCACGTTGAAATTGAGCTGGAAAGGCTCGACAGAGAGGTGTAATCGTGCCGGTGGTCGACAATACAGTCGCCGTCAAACGATTCTTCCAGAATCAGGCAGCGACAGGATTGAACGCAATGGCGAATCACACTCTGACAGTATCCAACCTCACCGCACCGTTCAGACGTAAAGGGTCGCTCAAGTCCCGCAATGTCGAGGTACGGCGAATTGGCAGAGATGCTATCAGATTGACATGGAAGCCAGTCTACTCGCAGTACCAAAATCGCGGCAGGCGTGCGAATGGCACTCATGTGGTGCGTAAGTACACCACAGCTGGCACTGGCAAAGGTTTCGTTGATGAGGGTGTGAGAAGCACCATGAAAGATTACAAGAGGTTTTTTAGATGAATGTAACATTGGAGATTGCAAAAGTTGTGGCTACTGCCATTGGCGGGGAGCTTGGCAAAAATGTGTTTGTCGGGCGGTTGCCAGCAAGCAATAACCAGGACGGCATGGTAGCAGTTGCGGCTAGCGGCGGTGAATACGACGGCGGCAGCTTGGGCAATACCAAACTGACCACCGAGCTAACGATCACTGTAGTAAAAGCCGATGCGGCCGAGCTGTACGAGCTTGACAGCAAGCTGCGTACGGCACTAATGCAATTGCCATACACTGACGCGAGATTCATTCGTGTGAGCGTATTTCCGATGCAAGACACCGCCTACGAAGCCTCTGAACTACGGATGGGGGTATGGAGCGCCCAATCTGTAACATTAGTTTTGAAAGATTAAGCAAAGGAGTAATTAAATGGCAGCAATCGATTACGCCGGCTTGAACCACGATCTGTATTTCGGGGACAAGACTGGTAAAAACTTCAAGCAAGTCCTAGGTGTGAACGACCTGGACTTCGACAACGACAAGGACGAGGTGACGCGTGACTTTATCGACGGCACGAATCTGAAACTTATCAAATCGTTCAAATCGACCATCAAATTTAAGGTGACGGACATTGGACAGGATAATCTCAAGAATATCGTGCCTGGCTATGTCTATAACAGTGGCGAGACGATTGACGGCACTACTGGTATTACTGTCGGCACAAAGGGTGCAGTGCAGGTCGGCTTGCAAAAAGGTAGTTCGACACAGGTGCCTGGTGTGTTCAAGTTAGTGCCGAAATTAGCAGCTCAAGCAGGTCATACGTTGTACATGCTCGACGCTACAGCAACCCTGAGTGACATCAGCCAAGAAGACGGTTTGACTGAGTTTGAAATCAGCGTAACTGGCAAGTTGATCAAGGGCGACCTGACATTTGCGTAACAGGGGTGACACGGTGCTAAAAACACCGTGTCAATAGGTAATTTAATAAAAAGTAATGTAGTTTTTACAACTATGAGATGGAGGATGAGATGGCGTTTAAGTTTAATAAAACTCAAAGCCAGACTAATGTGCCGCGTGTTGTCATGGCACTTGAAATGAGCGACAACGGCAACGTGAGCACCTTGAAATATGTCGTTCCGCGTCTAAGCCGTACAAAAGTGGTTGCAGCTCAATATGATGCTAGGCGTAGCGTCAAGGGTGTGGGCGGTGCACAGCTACAGGCAATAGTTTCCAATTCGCTAAGTGGCGAGCTGCTTTCTAGTCTAGAACCAATTGATGGTGCGCCAGAAGTAGATAAACTCGTCGAGTTAATCGGAGACGACAACCTGGAGGCATTCATGACTGAGCTGTTTAGGCTCGCTACCGAAGATTACGCAACACTTCGTGCTGAGGGGGTCGAGGTATTGCAGTAATGGAAGACCACGAGCAGCAGTACGATCCAGAAAAGCTAGCCTTGCTGATTGAAAAACAGACCAAGGATATTTTGAAGAATCAGAAAATCACCGCTGCTGCTCTAGTTTACTACTATCAAATACCGTTTGCTGAGGCGGTAGAGATGCCATACGGAGACTCTGAATTATTAATCAAAGCAGCTCGTGTATTCAAGGCACAAGAGGCGTTACAGCAAATGGCAATAATAACCGCTGCGATTGGCGGTAAGAAAGCTAATAAGTTGATTAGTTTGTTGGAGAAGCAGGCAAAATGGTAGGGTTATTTGGCAGATTCAAGGTATTTTTCCAGACGAGACTCAAACTCGTCAATATTTTCAATGTCGGAGATGACAAGCGAACCACCAATGATTTTTTCGCCAATCGTCGTAATCCCGATGGTATTGCCATTTCGCACAAAGCCCTCTATCGTTCGATAATTGATTGTACGAGTGAGCCTGCCATTTCTGAACTTGATGGCGGTATCTGTCAGCTCAAAAGAAACGTTGCGGTATTTTCTATAGGCGAGCCAAGCGGTTACACCAAATGTAATCATGTGCAGCCAAAACCAAAAAACCAGCTTTTTTATGAGCCACTTTTTAGACAGATGATATTGTTTATTCATTTAAGAGTTCCTTTCGTCTTATACCACAATCATAGCATAGACAGGGTAATAACGTCATGAACCAAGGCGAGATTATTATCACATATCG